CTTTTAAGGTATCATTAAATTTTAATTTTTTAGCTAATATAGTATAATTATTTTGTTCTACTTTTGATCTTTCTCCTTGAGGTATAGAATCAATTTGATTAAACATTGCCATATTTTCTTGAAACTCTGAAAGTTTATTAGATTTATTTTTATTTGAAACCATTGTTGATAAAGCTGAAATATCAGCCAATTCATTAGCGTCTCTTTTAAATTGATTTTGTGTTGCGTATTGATTAGCTTGACCTATAGCCGATCCTAAATTTACAGGAGTAGGGGAATATCCTGATTGTGCAAGTAAACCTGTTGCTATATCTTGACCACGAGGAGAATTAACCATATTTAATAGACCTCTCATACCTCCTACATTATTATTTGTTTTAGGAGTGTACCTATCCCTTAATTTTTGATTTAAAATATCATTTAAAATACCACTCATTACATAAACCCTCCTAATAGACCACCACCTAAAGCATAGAAAGGATTAGTACTATTCATAGCACCTGCTATTTGACTACCTGCCATAGCACCACCAAGTAAACCTGCTCCTGTATTTCTAAAATAAGGTTGTGTACTTACAGTATTTTGTGGCACATTTGCACCTAACGCTCCAAGATATTGATTTAATTTAAGATAAGGTTTTTGTTGTTCATAATCAAATCTGCTTATTGCATCTTGTAATTTAACTTGTTCAATACCTTCACGAGTATCACCAACTTGATTTAATCTTTGAATATCATTATAATCCATTTCACCAAGTTGAGGAGCAATCTGTGTAGCATTAACCATATTTTGTCTTTCACGATTATATTGATCGCCATAAACTTGATTAGCTAAATTACCTAAAGAATCTGTTAAAATTTCTTGATTAGCACCTGAACCAAATCTTCCTGCTCTTGTAAACTGTGAATTAACTTTAGAGGCTACATCACCTGACATTTGATTAAATAATGCTTGAGAATAAGGGTTTGAATTAGGATCTAAATAATTACCTGAAAGAATATTACTAGCTTCAGTTTGTGATTGATTTAATAAAGGATTACCTGCTGTAGCTCTATTGGTTGCTAATGCTAAAGCAGCTTGTGTTTCTGCTGGAGTATTAACATAAGTGTTATTTGGAAAATAATTTGGTAAAGCTGATTGATATAAATCTTGAGAGGCATCAATAGCTTCTTGATAATATGGTCTTATAAAATCTGATGGTTCTGATTCTGTACTTGTTTGCACATTAGTTGGGTTACTACCTTTGCTCATTTTATTTCCTTACTTAATATTATTGCTTTCATTTTAAATCCTTTTAACTTTCTTTCCCACCCTTTGCGACCTGCAACTTCAAGGTGAGTACACTTGTTTTTCTTTGCGAATTTTTCTATCGTGTCTTGTATTTTTTCTAACCAATTAATTAGATTAGTTCCTCCTGCTAAAAAATACCTAAGTACTTTAGCTTGAGGATATTCTGCTATTTCGGTAACAACAGCACTTTCTACTTTGTTATTGTTCCAACTTATAAATAATTGCATATGATTATTACTTATACCATATAAAACATCTTTTATAAAATATGTCTCATCTATTGCCTTTTCTAATAAAGGTGAAACTTGATCCCATATTAATGGTAAATCTTTTTTTGGTACTTGCGTTACAACATTATCCGATAATGGTATAAGCGAGGTTTTGGTCTGTGTTTCCTGAACTTGCATGAGTTAATGTAGCACTCCCTGATGCTCTTGCTGACACATGAAGTCCATTTAAACCTGTTCTGCCATTAGCAGTTATAGGCATAAATAGAATAACTGAATTACCACCAAGTCTTGCATCTGTAAGAGTTGTTGTTGTTTGACTTGCTCTTAGTGTAATTGTGCCAGTACTATTTAATTTTCCATTAATTGTATTATTTAATGAAGAAGAAACCAATCTTAAATGTTGTGCAGTATCAGAAATAAATAAAGGAACTGTAGGAAATGAATTGTCTGCCATTATCTTTTACCTTCTGGTCTAGCTTCTATTTCTACTCCTGACATGGTTTTAAAATTACCATTCACACTCACACGCACTCTATGGTATCTACTTGTTGATCTTAATGGAACTGAACCATCTGTATTGTTTGCAACAGCAGTTCCTACAGTTATATCATTAAGTTGTGAGTTTCTAGTTATAGGAGTTACTGTTATAGTTGTGTTTTCAGTACCATCAACAATAGGTCTACAATTAATAAGTGTTGATCTTTTACCTTCAGCACCTTCAAACTCTGTTGTATCAACTGTAGCTGATAAACTTGTTGCTATAAATTTTCCAAACAAGTGAGAAGAATTAAAACCAGCTAAACCAACAATACCCTCTCCATAATAGTATGAATCAAGTGATCGAGGCAAATTATCTAAATCACCTAACACATCTAAACTTTCTAGTGTGTTAAAGGATTCTTGAGAAGCACTTGCTATAAATTCTAAATCTTGTCCACTACCAGTTGACCATTTATTAACTGAGTAGTTATAAATTAATAATTTGTTATTGGTTGTACCTGTTGCACCTGATCCACGATAAGACCATACAGCTATCGAGTTATTAGGATCTATTGCAGAACAAATACCATCTAAATTAGAAGATAAATCTGTAAAGAAGAAATTGTCTACTTTTCCATTTCCAATAGGTGTTAGTTGTTGACCACCTGATAGTTTGTAATAGCCATCTTGTGCAAGAAAAAAAATATCACTACCATAAGAACAAACAGACTTAGGAGCAAAAGCACCAATGTTGTCTGCAATCTTATTAAAAGAAAATATTAATGGAGTACCTTGATATTCCATTCTATAAATAGCTTTTTCAAAGAATATAACTCCAAAAGATTCACCACCAACAATCGCTTGAATATTACCATGCGTTCCAACTATATCTTGGAAGCCTGACTGTGTTGCTTGGCTAGGTGTCCAAGTAGAACTATCATTAAGTCCTGACCATTTAACTCTTTGATTATAAGTTGTACTTGATTCTGTAGTATATCCTGCAACAACAAAATCTCTAATAATAGCTATGTATTTAGCTTTGATTGCAACAAGATCAGAAAATAAACTATCTGTACCTTGATTAAATTTTTGTATGTTATCAGCACCATTGGTTGCAATAATGTTTGTGCCAAATTGTGTAAATGCCCAAAAGTCTCTAGCATTAGAAGTTACAGAGTTACTATAACCACCTGACTTTGATTTGTTTACAAAATCACCACTACTATTCATTTGGAATAGTCTAGTAGCATTACCACAATAGTTGGTTACACCATCACTTAGAAAAGCTGAAAATAATCCAACTGCATCTAAAGGTTTAGTAGTACCTTCTCTTGTTAAAGCTGAAGTTGTTAAACTTTGAAATCCTGCTAAAGCTCTATAACCTTTAGCTAAAGGCACAACATTATCTACTTTTAATGCACCAGAGTTTTGGAAGGTAGGTAAATCAGCTTGTAAATCGCCAAACTCAATCATTAAACTACCTGTGAACTAGACATTTGCAGAGGTGAGGAAGTTGTAGATCCTCTTGAAGATGCTAAATTAGCTGAACCTAATGCCTCTTTATACAATCCTGCCCATATATTTAATCTTTCATCTTGCATTAAGAAAGGTGAACTTTCTGCTAAAGCTCCATAAAGATAAAGTTCAGGGTAGTTTGTAAGAATATCGTTAGTCGCATTACTGTCTGATAATGCTGTTAATTTTTTATAATAATTAATTTGTAATGTTGCTGCTGAATCTGGTTGCATTCCTAATAAAATTTGTGTTCCAACTATTGTAAAAAAGTTTGGAGTTCCTGAAGATTCTGAAGAATTATATTTGTTATAAAAATCTGTACTTGCCATAAATCTTAATGTTGTAAAAGGATTACTTTGATAAATAACAGTTGTGGCTTCTATATAACCAGTTGGTAAAGCATAACTTTGTGTACCAGAGACAGTATCAATAGAAGTATCTATTATTACCATTTCTCTAACTTTTAATTCTCTATTCATTCTACTTTCTGCAAGAGTAATAAAATCTCCTAGATAAGCAGTTAAATCTTCTCTATTAAGATAAGATGCTATTGTAGTTTTTAAATTAGAGTATGTTGTAATTGACATTATAAATTTCCTGTATAAATCCTAAAATGTTTATTGTCTGAATCATTTAACCATCTAAAAAATTTAGTTTTATCTAAGACTTTACCTGCATAATTTAATATGCCTTTTTTAGCTAATTGATGTACAACAATATTTGGGAGTCTAGCTACACGATAACCTTTCTCGTTTTCCATAGCTGTTGATTTATATGCACCTTCGTTTTGTGCAACTTTATTTGCGTCTAATATTTCTTTAATAGACGCATCATCTTGATAATTTTCAATATGAAATTTATTCTCTGCCTCATCTATAATAAGATTAGTTTTAACTGATGATCCATCATTAGGTTCGTTAAGAGAGAATTTTTTTTCCATGTTACTTAATTGCTTTTGCTATCATCATGTCAATAGTACCTTTAACAGCTAAACCCTGATTACCAGTAAAACTTAGCATTGGATCGTATTTTCTATCTCCTGCTGAAGTTTGCTTAGATTGAACTTTTCCTTTACCAGTAGATATTGATTGATCTGATTTAATAGAATTAGCAACCATTTTATAAAGTTTTGATGTGTGTTTTTTATTTTTAAATATTCCCATTTTTTACTCCTATGTTAATTAATAATGGGAGGGCATAAAAACCCTCCCAGTCCTTAATTTTGCAATTATGCAGTTAAGTTAAATATTCCGTAAGATGCGTTTGGTTGCTTTGCACAAAGAGTCCACTCAGCTAAGAGTAACTTTTTGTCAGAGTCACCAGTTTTTGCAAGATCAGTTGTTTGGAATGGTCTTAAAAAGTCCACACTAAACATATCCATTTGTAGGATATCTACTCTGTTTGCATTTGCGTGTCTTGTTGGAACAAAGGCAACTTCGCCAAAATCTGATACATAAATATCAGTTGTACCAATAGATACTTTATCACTAGCGTCTTTGTACTTTGTTGCAACTCCATTAAATCCACTAGCAATTTGCTTGTGTGATGGACTCATTAATACTGTGTCTGGAGTTCCTCCTAAAGAAAAACTTTTTAAAAGACCAGCTTTTAATAAGACTTCAGTATAGGTTCTGTTAGTTCCACCAGCAAAGGCAGTACCACCAGCACCATCAGGGTTAGCTGAGTTTGAGTTTGCTGAAAAGTTTGCAGCAGCAGTACTTGTTCCTGCTATGTTACCACCATACCATGAAGATAATGATGCAGCTTTTCTAGCAGCAGAAGCAGTTCCAACAACTTTTGCTGTGTTAAGAGCTGTCATTGCGTTTTCCATATCACGCTTTAACTCTTTGCCCATCTTAGCTAGTTGGTAAGCCATTTGACTTCCCATACCTGCATTTTCTACAGCATCATCTGTACCTGAAATTGTTACAGATTTTGATGAGATTTGCGTTCTGTTGTTAAGTCTAACAGTTGCTCCACGAGCTTGTCCTGCGTAATCGTCACCTTCTATTTGTGCGTTTACAGCGACTTCTGCTAAAGCGTCTGTTTGCCACTCATACAATGTATTTGTAGCTGTGCCTTTTGATGCGTTGCTCATAAAAGGAGTTTCAGTTGGTGAAATATTATAAATTACATCAGCTAAATCTTCTCTTATAGAGTTCACACCATCGTAAGTATCGAATGTATTAGTTGGTTGTCCCATTTTAGTCCTTTTCTATATGTTATTGAGAATACATCTGCTCAAGAATAGAAACTGCGTCTTTGATGTTTCCAGTTTTCTTGAGAGTTGCTTTGTTTAAGTTCATACGCTTCACAACATCACTATCATCTTGAACTTTAGGACTAGAAGAACTAACTACTTTAGAGACTTTTGTTACTTTTTTATTTTTAAGATTAGCTTTTTTTAACCTATCGTAACGATAAGCATTCGCTAACATCATAACTGCTCGGTGATCGACTAGCATTGAAATTTCTTGATCGGTATAACCGATAGATTTTGCATAGCTAGTTAAGTTCTTTAT